GTCTTCGTCGTCTTCATCTCCTTCATCCGGTGCGCAAGGTTCAGTTGGTGGTCCTAGTTCTGGTAGTTCTGGTAGTTCTGGTAGTTCTGATAAAAAAAGCAATACACCATCCATGTCAAGTGCATCCCGTCAAAATCTAAGTTTTCCCAACTTTTCTAGTCTTTCAAAACCATCATCGGGTTCGCGTGATGCATCTAGAGGTATTTCATCGTCAACGCCTAAAGGTGATATACAAGACTTTAATATTTCTCTCCCAAGCGACGGTAGTAGTTCGGGGTTTAATATATCCATTCACCCAAGAGAGCAACCTTCGTCATCTAGGAGCAGTAGCAGTAGCATCCGGGAAGGTAAAAAGGTAATTCGCGACAGTAGTGGAACAAGCCAAGAAGGAGTTATGGCATCGCGCACGCCTTCGCAAGAAAGCATGAGTAGTCGATCGGGGTACGATATTCCAATGGACGAATTGTCGAGAGCACCATCTCCATCAGCATCGTCATCATCATCGACGGCATCGGTCGCTACACCATCATCGTCATCGACTGCATCGGTCGCTACACCATCATCATCATCGACGGCATCGGTCGCTGCGCCATCATCATCATCGACGGCATCGGTCGCTGCGCCATCATCATCGTCGACAGCATCGTCATCGGAATCGAACCAAGAAATACCCTATATACAAGCACCATCATCTGAAGAAATACTAACAAGTGATTCTGAGGGTAAAAGGGAAGGAAGTGAGTCTAGATACCAAGAAGTGTTACAAGAACGTCTTCTTTCAAATATGTCACCCCAACAGCAAGAGCAACAAAAAGAGTTTATTTTTAACCCAGATATGTCTAGAAAAAGTAAAAAACAACAAAATATATTTTTAAAGGAAAAGGGCAATGCGGAAAAAGAGTCAATCGAACACTTTAACAAACAATTTTCAAATCTCGGTTTAAAAAACTCAGAGGTTGAAGGAGAAGGTTCGCCATCACCGTCGCCTTCGCCAGATGAATTAGAAACACAAACATCCGAAAATGCATATAACTTTCTATATCCAACGCTGGATGACCCCCAGTTTAACATAAAAATTGCATCTAAGAGGGAATTTGCCGACACAAAATATGACGGAACGATACAAAATAGTTTAGAAGCAATAAAAAAACACTCTAATAAAATGTGCAATGCAGATTTCGAATTATCTCCACATCAACTATTTGTTCGAAATTTTCTTTCTTTTCAAACACCATATAATAGTCTTCTCTTGTATCACGGTTTAGGAACAGGTAAAACATGTTCTGCAATAACAATATGCGAAGAAATGCGCGACTATTTAGTTCAGATAGGCATATCAACCTCCCAAAAAATAATTATTGTCGCCAGCCCAAATGTTCAACAAAACTTCAAACTACAGCTTTTCGATAAAAACAAACTAAAATTAATTGATGGTATTTGGAATATTAGGTCATGTACAGGTAACAAATATCTCAAAGAAATAAACCCAATGAACATGAAAGGTATGGAAGAAGAAAAAGTTGTATCTGAAATTAAAAAAATTATTCGCCGGTCTTACCATTTTTTAGGTTATGACCAGTTTGCAAATCTTATTGAAAAAACGTCCACTGTAAGCGATGATGTCGTCGATAAATCTCATCGAACAAAAATCATCATGCAGAAGTTAAAAGTAGTATTTGGCAACTCTCTTATTGTAATCGACGAGTTTCATAATATTAAAAGCACCGATGAAAAAAGCGGAACGCGTGCTGTCGCAGAACAATTAGAAAAACTAGTGAAATTTGGACCTTTTCTTATGACGCGTCTTCTTCTATTGACGGGCACGCCAATGTATAATAGTTACCGCGAAATTATATGGCTACTCAATATTATGCGATTAAATGATGGGAGGGCTGAGATTGATATTCGTGATGTTTTTAATTCTAATCCCGATGATGGAATATTTGTAGAAACAGCTGATGGACCAGGACAAATCACCGAAACAGGGCGCGAAAATTTGCGACGTTTTTCAACAGGATATGTATCCTATATTCGAGGCGAAAATCCATATACATTTCCCTTCCGCATATACCCCGACGAGTTCTCCCCCAAACATACATTTTCAGGTGCGGGTGCAGGTGCAGGTGATGAGAGCGAAGAATCAGCGGAAAAGAAAAAAAGAAGTTACGAAATTCCAAACATGCAAATAAACGGTTTACGAATACCCGAACATCGAAAATTGTCTAGAATGCAAGATAAAATATATTTAACGGGGGCGTCAGACTACCAGCAAAATGTATATTCATATATTATTCGACAATTTCTTGCCCTAAAACGCGACGAAATGCGCACAATTGAAGAATCCGTTTCTGTCGGCATTAATATACTACGAAGCCCCATCGAAGCCCTCAACATTTCGTACCCATCAGATGATTTTACCCCTGAGATGAGTAATGTTAACTACGATATTCGCCTTCTAGTTGGTAAATATGGTCTTAGGAATATTATGAATTATAGCGAAGATACAAAAACCGGCTTTGAATACAAAGATGATAAACCCCACATATTTTCTAGAGAATTAATAGGTAATTATAGCTCAAAAATAAAGAGTATTTGCGACAATATATATAAATCGGAAGGTATTATATTAATTTACAGTTTTTATATTGAAGGCGGTGTAATACCTATGGCGCTAGCATTAGAAAGTATGGGGTTTACGCGATATGGGACAAAAGCTAGAACTTTATTTAATAGTCCACCTGACGGAGTAAGACCAATTGACGGAATTACTTCTCGCCAGAGAAGCGAGATGCGCGCAAATGAGACATTTTTTCCTGCAAAATACGTGGTGATTTCAGGAGAAGCGGCATTATCGCCTGATAATATAGGAGACGTTAAAGCTGCTAGTAATGAGGCTAATTTTGATGGACGATTTGTAAAAGTGATTATTATTTCAAAGTCGGGAACTGAAGGACTTGATTTCAAAAATATTCGACAAGTTCATATACTAGAGCCGTGGTATAATATCAACTTAATAGAGCAAACCATTGGGCGCGCTGTTCGAAATTGTAGTCATAAAGATTTAGAGTTTGAAAAAAGAAATGTTCAAATATTTTTACACGGTTCTATCCTGACAAATACGCCAGCAGAAGAAGCAGCCGATATTTATATGTATCGACTTTCTGAAAGGAAAGCGCGTTATATTGGCGAAGTAAGTCGCGTATTAAAAGAAAACGCCGTTGATTGTCTGCTTAATATAGAGCAAACAAATTTTACAGAAGAAAAATTCGACGAAAAATTAAATAGTGAACCTGTCCCGCAAATAATGTCTTCATATAACCCAGAGACAAAGTCTAATATAACGATTGAATATAAAATTGGTGACAAAAATTATTCATCTGTGTGTGATTATATGGAGTGCGTTTTTAGCTGTAAACCGGGAATGAGTGAAAGTCGCATTGGGTCAAGAAAAGATATATTTACGGATGCAATCATAACCATGAATACTGATAAAATTATACAGAGGATACGCGACATTTTTCAAGAAAAGTTCTTCTACAAAAGAACCGCGCGTGGTGAAAAAATACAGGATATATCAAACGACCTAATTTCCACAATTAACTATAATAAAAAATACCCAATAGAAGCAATCGATATTGCTCTTACACAATTAATAGATGACAAAAACGAATATATACGCGATAAATACGGTAGATATGGAAGATTGGTAAATATCGGCTCATACTATTTATTTCAACCACTTGAATTAGATAACCCCATTGTACCCATTCGCGATAGACAAAAACCAGTAGATTTTAAACGCGAAAAAATTGTATTTAAGCCGAATAAAGAACAAAACTATTTCGAAGAATTTAAAAAGTCATACATTTCAAGTATACAGTCGTCACAGGCACTATCAAAAAGAAAACAAGGTAAACCGGCTTTTGGCAAAAAAATGTCAACTTTAGGCGAAGATGTTGGCGAAGATGTAGAAGAAGGCGATGTTGAAAGTGATGATGAACTTTTCAAGTATTTTTCAACCGTTCGAAGAGAACCAAAGGCGCTAATAAAAGCTAAAAAAAACTTTAGTGAAGCCAATAAACAAAATATATATAAAAGGGGTAATAATGATTGGTATTATAACTGTGGTAATATTTTAGAAAAAAAATTATCTTTTATTCCACGGGGACTATTACAAAAATTATTAGTATCGCATATTTTAGAAGAATTAAACATAGATGAAACACTTTCAATACTTAATTATATTACTTCTCTACAAACTAAAGAAATATTTGCCGAAAGAATGAAAAATCCACAAAAATATATTTTTGAGGAACTATTAGATGAATATTATGAAAATAATGCTTTACGTAGCAGAAATGGTATGGCGGGGATGTTGCTAATTAATATAGATGGATCATATCAGTTATTTATAAAAGACAACAGTCTTAATATGTGGAAACCATCCGGTATAGCAGATATCGAGTATTTTAAAAAAGATATTTCGGAAAAAAATACAATAACATCAGAATATCCATTAAATAACTATATTGGGTTTATCACATCAACCAAGAGGAAAGATTTTTCTTCGCTTATTTTTAAAACAAAAAAAATGGCACAAAATAAGGGTAAAGGAGCAACTAAATTATTCGCAAGCAGTATTGCTTCAAGGTGCGATCAAGCTGGTCGCGCAACAACTGAGAAAAATATTAGCGAAATGTTAAACTCACCAAAAATAAATGAAATAATAGATGCTTTACCACAACCAAAAAAAGAAGAATACTTAAATTATGGAATAGAAAGTAGACAAAATGAAGATGGAGATATTGTTCCTTTATCTGACGAAGTACTGCTTCAGTTATTCGTTAATCGAATTTCTTTGGATAATAGTAAACCACTGTCTGTTTCAAATAAAAGAGATACAAATGAAATAGAACTATGTATTTTACAAGAATTTATTTTACGATTTTTCGACACGATAAGACAAGATAACAAAAGATGGTTTTTATCTCCTGTACAAGCATTGCTTAACAAAGTAGAAACATTAAGATGATTTGATTTAATTCGATTTAATTCAATTCGATTTAATTCAATTCGATTCGATTCGATTCGATTTAATTCACTAATATATGTAAAATAATATATGTAATTTAATATATATAACATTTATTTGCATATATTATATATAAAATCATGAGTAGCAGACTATCATCATTCGGTCAATCTAGAAAAAGCGCAGTAGCTGGCAAAATGTCACTATATATTAAAAATATAATTTCTAAAAAATTATCCGTACCTATAAAATATGTCGGAACAAATATTGCCGAAATTCTCGAACAAATTTTAACCAATAACTTTGAAGGCAAGTGTTGTATCGAAGGTTATGTAAAACGTAGTTCGGTTAAAATTATTACATTTTCAAGCGGAACAGTTATAGGAAACTGTGTTATATTTACAGTCGTTTTTGAATACTTGGTTTGTAACCCCCCGCAAGGTATGCGAATATCTTGCGCTGTTAAAAATATAACAAATGCGGGAATATTAGCACATGTCGATGATGGCGATTATTCACCTTTGAATATATTTATCGCAAGAGATCATCATTATAATATTCCTTATTTTTCGGAATTAAAAGAACAAGATATTATCATGATTCGAGTAATAGGGCAAAGATTTGAATTGAATGATCCATTCGTATCTGTAATTGGTGAACTAGAATTAAAACAAGAAAGAGAATCGCGCAGCAGTCTTATGCGAAGCGTAGAAAGTTCACGTAAAAAGGATAATCCATTATCTGTAGTTTTAGAAGAAAATAGCGATATGTTGAAAGAATTTGAATTATCTAATGAAGCCGCTGCTCCCGCTGCTCCCGCTGCTATAGGGGATGAAGAATTAGAAGAACCTGAAGAAGGCGAAGAAGAACCCGAAAGTGAAGAAAAAGGCGAAGAAGGCGAAGAAGAAGAAAAAGGCGAAGAAGGCGAAGAAGGAGAAGAAGAAAAAGGCGAAGAAGGTGAAGAAGGTGAAGAAGGTAAAGAAGCAGGTAAAGAAGAAGGCGAAGAGTAAGTAAAGATTATATACACCGAATTAAACGGTATTGTATTTTGTA